GCGTTACATGCGCTCTGTGCAGTCGACTGGCAAAGTCATTTATATAGTCTCTTGGCCGACAGCACAAGAAAACCTCAACCCCACAATCGCTCGTAATGCGTTGACGCTGGCAAATGATGTTGCCAAACACCCGCATATCGTTTTAGATAACGAAAGAGCTACACGCTTACTGCGCGGCAGAATCGGCATGCTCGGCATGTACCCAGTCGCCAACACAACTTTTGCTAAGTCACTTGCCCAAGTGTTAAAGCTCTCCACCGAGGATTCACCGATTCAATCTTTTGATAGCAAGGATTTGGAAACATGTTTGGGCAATGACGGTCGTGCCTTCTTGGGCTCAACTATGATAAAAGATCCAAATACAGCTAAGCTTGGATCGGTGATTCTCCATAACTGCATGAATAGGTCAGCGTGCCCCCCGCCGAAGGGGAAGGCAGCGGCTGGTTCATTGGTTTTAGTCGTCTCGGAAGAGATGGTGGCTGATCCAAAAGTCAGCAAGAATATTGAGTCGGCAATCGCTTATGTCGGCGGTCGATGCGAGACACTTTTCTCTGGCGTTTATGTCCGAAAGAATGTGCCCGGATTGATTGCGATACTAAGCATGAATGGATTAGCAACATGAAGAAACTATTTGAAAATTGGAACAGATACTTGAATGAATCATTGGCGGCAAACCTAACAGATAAGATGCACGCTCAATGGCTTCAAGGCTATCAACAAGAAAATGGCAACAAACCAAGACTTAAACCTATTCCTGATAATCCTCCGATAGAACAGTTAGAGGGCTACGAGGGTGTCGAGATGGTTGATGGCATTGCACACCAGAATATTAATCAAGAAGCTAGCAAGATCGAGCCGTCTCTTAAGCATAAATTAAATGGCGCCCCTGCTGTTGATTACGCAGCAGCCACCGAGAGTATACCAATAAACTCAACTAGTGATATAGAAGAACTAGCTTCTGAATTTCATGTGATTTGGATGAAGCATAACTCGTGGCAAAAAGATAGTAATCCAAATTTGTTTATTGATTATCATCAGTTACCCGGCGATGAAAAGCTTAAAGATTTAGATCAGCTAAAGGTTGCTTTGGATTTACAATATCCGGGTAATGAAGAGATTCAACAACTATTTAACCAAGTATATGGGAGTACAAGATAATGGCTATAAGAAAAAACACAAAAAGAATTGACCCTCGTTATTTTATGGATGAGAAGAGAGAGGTTTTAAAAGAATCAGTGGTTGACACAATCGTCAACATTATTGCTAATTCACCCTTGTCCGATATTGACACCCTAGACCTTCACCATGCTGTAAAACAACAAATGCCTCAACTCAGCGATGATGAGATTGATGCTGCTATGAACGATCCAAGTTTGAACAATTACTATGATCCGCTGGAAGATGTTTGGTCAGCACCGGTATCCGAGTCGATTCTTGATGACAAGGCACGACAATGAATGGATTAGCGACATGAAGATTACAAAACAACAACTTAAGCAGATTATCAAAGAAGAGCTAAACGAAATAGGTTATTATGGATTAGGGTCTGAGCCTTTTGGTGCAGAAAGATACAGAAAGAAAATCAAAGGCTTCGAAAAAATGTTGGATAAAATGTCTTATGATGACCCAAGAATGCCAAAATTAGAAGATGCAATTAAGTTGTCAGTATCAGAAATACTTTCAAACATCAAAGATGAACAAGAAAGAATGGATGTTGCTGATATAGTAGCAGAATTGCTTGGAACAAAGTATCTAAAATACTAAGTATGAATGGATTAGCAACATAGGAGATCCAAAATGAAAATTACAAAACAACAACTTAAACAGATTATCAAAGAAGAGATCGAAAATACGATGGATGAGGGTTTTATGGACTCTATCAAGGGCGCCCTTGGTATGGGTGCTAAGAGTCCAGCGTCTGCCCCATCAGATTCGGAAAAGTGTCGAACAATTCACGCGATGTACAACAAACTCAAAGCAGAACCACCTGGCTATAGAAGCAAAGACCCAGCCGGCGAGATCGATCTCGAAGAGTGGGTCGAAAGAAGGAAAAGAGAACATCCTGAATGCTTTTCAAGGGATGCATAAGGAAGTATACTAAGTGTGAAAGGATTAGCAACATGAAAAAACTATTTGAAAGCTGGAACAAGTTTTTGAAAGAAGATGAGCAGCAATCGCTACCGATGGACACACCACCCAGAGGCATCACTCACCCATACTCTTCATATAAAGCTTTTCTTAAAGAAGCGGGCTATGATCTTATAAAACATTTTGAGAATGGAAATAAAGACAAAATAAAAGTTATCTTTTATGAGTGGTTCGTACCGGACGCCCCCCTCGATGAAAAGGCTGCTCAAATGATGGACGAGGAAATTGAACGAGAAGTTGAAGATTTTTACCATTACATAGAAAATGGCAAAACTACTTATGACGAGGGTATGAAATTTTTATTCGAGAGATTATTAGAAGCACATAATGAGTTAGAGGGATTAAACCCATACTAAGTATGAATGGATTAGCAACATGAAGATTACAAAACAACAACTTAAACAGATTATTAAGGAAGAGATTTCGAACGCTCTTGTTGAGTTTGATTTGGACTCTGAGCTTGCATCCATCGGGACAGGTGCAGACTTAGTAGATAAGAAACAAGCACACCGAGACGTTAGCCTTGGGTTGCTGCAAGCGTCAACGGCGCTTAAACTTATGCTACAATTGTCAATTATAGTGCGCGAAAGAAAGTCTAAATTTTTTGCGAAACAAATGCCCCATGGTCCAAACCGTGCTAATTTTGATCAAATTGAGAAACTTGCCAATATCTTATCAACGGTAAGTAAACAAGTAGGGGAATCAGGACAATCTTTAGAAGAAAATTACGAAGAATCTGAGTTAGAAATTCAAAACAAAAGAATAAAAGAGTTGATAGATTTTATTGAAAATCTTGGCACCGAGATGAAACAAGTAGGTTATGGTGGTATGACACCTGATGAAAGAGAAGTGGACAATTTAATACTAGGAAAACTTCAACAAAAATTCAATCCAGTAATAAAAGATCATATTAATGCGACACTTGAGCAATTTAGAGATCTTGAGAGCGAAGAATTGGTCCCGGAAAACTTGAGAGACTATTTAAGAAAGGCAATCGATGGGTATATTTTTAGACCCATGAAACAAAAAGCAAGTAGAGGATATTAAAATGAGTTGGTTAAAAACATTATGGAGTTGGTTTACAACGCCAAGTGAAGACGTATGCTGTGAAGAGCCACACGAAATTATACCTGTCGAGGTAGAAGAAGAACAGCTCACTGCCGGCGAGATATTTCAAGATATCTGTCGAGCTGCCGGTATACAGGAGGAAGACACGGAACGCCTCAACGCTGTTGCTCTTTTTGAAGAATGGTACACCGGAACTCTCGACGAGGAAAGCATTAAGGATTCCATACAAGCATTTGCGACAGAGCATGGCATTGTGTTCGGCAGAGTATTGGGAAAAACTTATTCATGAAAATCATAAAATCACAACTCAAGCAACTGATCAAAGAGCAGGTTGAAAAAAAGCTTTCGGAAGATGTAGAGCTGGATAAACTACAGCCACAAGTTGATTCTATTTTTGATGTAATAACAAAAGAAATTGAAAAAACTCCTGAAGAAGTGCGCGGCATTATATGGTCGACTCTCATGTCGAAAATTGCAGAAGCAGCAAAAGAAGGCGAAGGTTCAGAGTTGCAAGAAAAAGTGGAGGAGTGATGATGGCAAAAGCAGAAGCATTTGTTGATGGATGGCTTGCAAAATTAACTTCACGAAAACTGATGGTGTGGGTAACAGCGACAGTGCTGACTTTCTCAGGACACGTAACCAGCGACGATTGGGTAATTATATCGGCAATTTATATTGGCGGGCAGACAATCATCGATGGGATCGCGAGACTAAAGGGGTATAATGATTAAGAGGCAGATAATAGAATTCGCACTCAACAACTGGAAGGCAATACTAATCGTGTTGCTTTTTGCTGTTATAGCTATGAAAAATCAACGCGACTATGCGCTAATGCAAAAGGCATACGAAACACAGGCAGACTCACACAAGGCACAGATCGACGGGTTAAAAGAAATTCATAAGCAAGAAATCCGCGAGAAACAAAAGCTAATGGAAGAGCACATGGAATCCATTGCTGCCATCGAAGAAGACTACGAAAATGCTCTTGAAATGATTGAGCAATTGAGAGAAGATAAGAAGGGCGAGTATAGGAACAAGTTTAACCAAGATAGAGAGCAGTTGATAATAGACATAGAAAATAGGTTTGGTATTCAATATGCTCCTTAATCTTTTTTTAATGCTTAGTCTTACAGCTAGCGCCACAGAACCAGCTAAATTTACCATCTTGGAGTACAAAGCTCCTGCGCCTTTCGCTGGTGTTCTTTTTGACGAGAAAGCCATGGCAAAGATGTTGGCAGACTTTGATATATACAAATATTCATGTGATATAAAGACTGATTATCAGCTAAAAATCCAAAAAGAAGAATACGATTTCAAATTAGAAAATTTAAAAATCGAACATAAAGCCTTAACGAATGAGTACGATTTGTTTATAATGCAAAAGGATAAAGAGATTAATCTTTTATCTGACGCGCTAAAAAAAACGTCTCCCCGTCACAAATGGTTGTATTTTGCTGGTGGGATCCTCATTGGTACTGCGGCGTCATATGGCACATATAAGGTATTAAATGAAAGATAAAGATCCAAACCAGCTAGCTGCAATCGAATTAGCTATAAGCAAAAAGTACGGCAAAGACGCCGTTGCTAATCCTAAATCAAATTGGAACGAAGACAAGGAAAAAGAATATCTTCAACAAATGTCTGAGTTATATACCAAGATTAAGAGAAACGAAGAGCACCAAGAGAAAATTGATATAAATGGTATAAAGGTTACAAAAAAACTACTTAATAGAGAATCTTTAAAGTGTTGTCCTGTCTGCGGAACTTTTCCAAAGAAATCCATGGATGATGTCTGTCTCGTCAAATTTGAGTGTTGCAGCAAGTGTTATGTTCAATATGTCGAAGGTAGAGAGGAAAGATGGCTAGAAGGTTGGAGACCAAATTTAAAAGAGGAAATAAAAAATGGCAACAGTTTATGAAATAATGCAGGGCTTGGCACAAGCTGCAGCAAATGCTTATGATGGGGCACTGGGAGAAGACTTGTCTCCGGTAACCACCGGGGCACTCCGCAGGGAGGAAGGTGACGCTTTGATTGATCAGAGAGTCATGGACGGCTTTAATGTCAAATTTTATGGCAATATGATGTGCCTCTCGTACCAATCAGAAATTCAGCTTAAGGAAGTATATGCCGGCGGCTTTGAGGAAGAGATGGATCAAAGGCTGACTGACATATCTGGATGGCTAAAAAATGAATATAAAAAAATTACTGGTAATTCCGTTACTCTAACCGAAGAGGGCGAAATTGATGTAATGGTGCAAAACTCTTCCCGCGTCCGCAGTTGGGTTCAGGCGAAAAAACATTACAAGGTTGGCGGCTTATCCGAAGAGATGAATGATTGCAATCAGGGTTCCACAAATCCACTTGAATCAAATTGGAAAGACTTTCTTGATCAAGGCGGATGGGACGGTAAGGGCGGTAAGCGCCCAGAAAATGATACTAGGAAAAAATAAGATGAGAATAAACAAAGCTCGCTTGCAGGAAATAATCTTAGAAGAATATATGAAAGAAGAGCTTCTTGATGAGAGCCAAGCTGCAGAAGATCTATTAAGGCGCATTATTGGAGATGAAGAATATAATCGCCGGCGCGCCGCAGCCAACCCGGATTCCCGTGGAGGTGACACCTCTGCAATGGATAAGCCAAACAAGGCATCAGAAACGATGCCGATGGATAGTGGTGAGACACACCCGATTAAATCTACCATCGACGGTATTTACGCTTTAGTCTCCGAGATGGATCCGGAAGATGTGAAAGAAATCTTCCAAATTGTGTTTGAAAAGCTTCCCGGTGTTGAATTGACAAGTCCCGGAGATGAAGGCTATCCAGAGCAGCCTCCTACGGAGTATACTCGCGGAGCTTATGGGCGCCCAAAAATTAGCAGCTTTGGCTTGGACGAAATTAAAGAAGCAGTGTTTGCAAGACTTATGGAGTATAGAGGTTTGGGTGCTGCGTATAAGAGAGATGAAAAAGAAGTTGAAGAGATTAGCATGCCCGGCAAAGCAGGTATTCTCGATAAAGCGCGCGCTGCGATTACGTCAAATATTCCGCCACTCATCGACGACGAAGAAGTCGAAGAAGCATACGAACCCGGTAGTGCTGTTGCTGGTATTGATACTGGCGAAGAGCGCATGAGTTCCGAAGATCTTGAACGAGAAGAATTCGAAGACTTAGCTAGACACTATGAAATGAATGAGCAAGTTCGAGCACCTCTGAAAAATGTATGAGTTTTCAATTAGACAAAAAACAAAAAGTCAAAGAGATAATAAGGTGCGGTAAGGATCCTTCTTATTTTCTTACCACATACGCCCGTATATCTCACCCGATGCACGGGTTAATTCTTTTTGACACATATGACTTCCAAGATTTATTACTAACAGATTTTAATGACTATCGATTCAACGTAATATTGAAGGCTCGACAGCTTGGGATATCAACTATTACAGCTGGATACATTGTCTGGCTAATGTTGTTTCATCGCGACAAAGCTATTCTTGTAATGGCAACTAAGTTTGCAACAGCAGGAAACCTTGTAAAGAAGGTTAAAGGTATTATGAGAAATGTACCTGACTGGTTGAGCATAGCTACAATTTCAGTAGACAACAGAACATCCCCCGAGCTTTCAAATGGCTCGTCGATCAAGGCTGCTTCTACCTCTGGCGATGCCGGTCGTTCTGAAGCATTGTCTCTTCTGGTGTTGGATGAGGCAGCACACATTGAAGGCTTGGAAGAGCTGTGGACAGGCTTGTATCCTACATTATCAACTGGTGGGCGATGCATCGCGCTCTCAACGCCAAACGGCGTTGGTAATTGGTTTCATAAGACATGTACTGATGCCGAAGCCGGCTCCAATAACTTTAACTTGACAACGTTATCTTGGGACGTGCACCCAGATAGAGATGAAGCGTGGTACAAGAAAGAAACCAAAAACATGTCAAAGCGCCAGATTGCGCAAGAGCTTGAATGCAATTTCAACACATCAGGCGAGACTGTGATAGAGCCAGAGTGCATGGAGTGGTTATTGTCAAATGTTCGCGAGCCAAAGCATAGATCTGGTTTTGATCGTAACTTTTGGATTTGGGAAGAATTTGATCCAACTTGTAATTATTTAATGGTAGCAGACGTTGCCCGCGGCGATGGCGCAGATTATTCAACATTTCACATTGTTAAATTAGAGACACTGGAAGTGGTGGGAGAATACCAAGGAAAACCAACGCTTGACATGTACGCAGGAATGCTCAATCAGGTGGGTAGAGAATATGGAGGCTGCATGCTGGTTGTTGAAAACAACAACATAGGATACTCTGTGTTGGGTAAACTTATCGATTATGCGTATCCAAATTTATACCACTCGGTTAAGTCCACACATGAATACATTGAGCAGTATCAAGCCGAACATACCAACTCAGCTGTACCAGGATTCACGACGTCAATGAAGACTCGCCCCCTCATAGTTGCAAAACTAGAAGAATTCATAAGAAACAAACTAATTACCGTATATTCATCTCGCACCATGAATGAGATGAAGACGTTCATTTGGAGGAATGGCAGACCACAAGCGATGAAAGGCTATCATGATGACTTAATCATGGCGCTAGCAATTGCATGCTGGGTTCGAGACACCGCTCTGCAAGTCAACGCGCGCGAGCTAAACTATCAAAAGGCATACGCAAATTCAATTTATACTTCGAAAACCACTATGAATACACAAATAGCAGGACAAGAGGGCTACAAAAAAAATGATTTATTTGATAGAATGAAGGAAGCTAAAACAACTTATGAACAATATAAATGGATTATAAAGTGAGAAATAAAAATGGCAGCAGATAAAAATTCAAGAAATACACAGTCAGGGCTCTTCAAAGCGCTCACCCGTCTTTTTTCCGGACCGATTGTAAACTATAGATCGCAAACAGGTAGAAAGATCCGTCGCCAACACTTGGATAAGTTCTCGACTCGGTTCAAATCTGCGTCTGGGCAACAATTTAAGAAATCATTATACAACCCGCTAGACACAATCGCTGCCAACGCGATGCAGAATCAGCGCCGCGTTGAAAGGTATGTGGACTTCGATCAAATGGAATACACTCCAGAGATTGCATCGGCGCTGGATATCTATGCCGACGAGATGACGACATACTCTGATTTACGCCCGATGCTTAGCGTTAAGTGCCCGAATGAGGAAATTAAAGCAGTTTTAGAAAACCTTTACAGCAAGATTCTGAATATAGATTACAACTTATTTGGCTGGGCGCGCACAATGTGCAAGTATGGAGACTTTTTCCTCTACTTAGACATCGATGACAAATTCGGTGTACAGTCGGTAATCTCTCTTCCGATATCTGAAATTGAAAGACTGGAAGGAAAGGACGCTACTAATCCAAATTACGTACAATACCAATGGAACTCTGCCGGCATGACATTCGAGAACTGGCAGATTTCACATTTTCGAGTTCTAGGAAATGACAAGCACTCTCCTTATGGAACTTCCATTTTGGATCCTGCACGCCGAATCTTCCGCCAGCTTATTTTAGTTGAAGACGCCATGATGGCGTATAGGGTTATAAGATCTTCCGAACGACGCGTCTTTAAAATTGATGTGGGGGCGATACCTCCACAGGATGTCGAGCAATATATGGAAAAAATTGTTACACAGTTAAAGAGGCATTCAGTGGTTGATCCCACAACCGGCAGAGTCGACTTGCGCTATAACCCAATGAGTATCGAAGAAGACTATTTTATTCCCGTACGACCTGGATCTGCAACGGAGATCACTAATCTTGCAGGAGGACAGAATACAACCGCCATCGATGACGTTAAATACCTTCGCGATAAGTTGTTCTCAGCGCTAAAGGTTCCCCAAGCATACCTTGCTATGGGTGATGGCGCCGCAGAAGACAAAACAACTTTAGCACAAAAGGATGTAAGATTTGCTAGAACTATACAGCGACTTCAAAGAGTAATTTCTGCAGAATTAGAAAAGATCGGAATCATCCATTTGTACACTTTGGGTTTCCGCGGCGATGATTTGATCAGCTTCAAAACCGTGCTGAACAATCCTTCGATGATTGCAGAGCTTCAAGAGATTGAACACTGGAAAGCTAAATTCGATATAGCAGCCTCCGCAACAGAGGGGTACTTCTCACGCAGATGGGTATCTGACAATATCTTTGGCATGTCGCATGAGGAATTCATTCGCAACCAACGCGAAATGTTCTACGATCGCAAGCAAGATGCATCGCTACAAGCGGTAGCAGAAGCCGCAGCCGCCGGAGAAGCCGGCGGAGGCTTGGGCGGTGATCTCGGAGGCGATCTTGGTGGAGGCGATCTTGGCGGGGGTGACGAACTCGCTGCTCTTGCTGGAGATGATCTCGCCGGCGGAGAAGAGATGCCTGCAGGTGATGCCGGCGGCGCAGAAGAATCGCCACTGTTGGCGGTACCGCCGGGAAGTAGAAACGCTCCAACATTGCATGGCGGCGAAAAAAGCAATAGCAAAAAAGTATACTTCCCTGCTAATCGCGATGGACGTAAAGATGCCGGCTTTGGCAAGCATATGCAAGGTTTGACGAATATGGAAAAGCGCGGCAGAGCCAGCCGATCGCGCAACCCCGGGGGCGAAATTGCGAAGATTAACAGCATGATACCTCTGGCAAAAGGAATTACAGAAAGTAATTATCCAAATGACGCACCTATTTATAGTTTGAAGGATATCAGAGAAGAAGAAATGCTTTTTGAAGTCAATGATTCTCTTCACGGTTTAATATCACTTTTAGAAACTAAAGACAATCTAACTACGGAGCAAGAAAATGAAGACTAGATATAACAAAAAACGCAACACGGCACTTGTTTATGAGGCGCTAATACGCGAAGGCACCTCGGCAATCTTACAGCAAGATGAAAGCCGCAGAGATAAAGTTGTATCTGTCATTAAAAAGCATTTCAGACAAGGCACCATCCTAAGAAAAGACTTGGAGTGTTATCAGTCTTTGTATGAAAATCAATCAGATAGCAAAGAGGACTGTAAAAATATTCTTAAAGAGGCACGCCTTCAAAAAAGTTTTTTAAATCCTGAAATATTATTCAAAGAGCAGACGTCGTTAATTCACGATATCAACAAGGAAATTGAATCAAATGTATTCGACAACTTTGTTCCAAACTATAAGTCCTTGGCTAATATCTACCAGATGTTTTCTTTTTCATCTTCCCCAAAAGACAAGGTGTTGCTAGAGAAGCTTGTTATTGATAACATGGTGGCAACCGAGAACGCCAAAGAAGAAATAGTTGACATAGACGATATCGTAATAGAGTCATTTGTCAAGAAGTTCAATCAAAAATATGATAATGAATTGCTGCAAGAACAGAAGACACTTTTAAACCTCTACATAAAATCGTTTGTGGATAATTCCTTGGAATTTAAAATTTATTTAAATGAGGAAATCAAGCGCTTACGCCATGGCATCGAAACAGCAAAAACTCTGGAAGAATTTGTGAACGATTCCGAGATGCTAGAAAAGGCGACTGAGGTTTTAAACAAACTAGATAGCTTTAAGCAGACAGAGATTAATGAAAATGTAATTCTTTCTGTGCTAAAAATACAATCACTCCACAAGGAAACCATGGCAGATGGCAGTAGTAATTAAAATTGGCGAAAAAGCCAACGAGAAAAAAGTTAGATTAGAAATAGATGCACGCAAGAGTCTTGCTGGCGATATCATGATTTTTGATCATGGTGATGTCGATATCGTTTTATCACCAACAACAAAGAAAGTGGTGGTATTCCCCAAGGAGACAATGTCGGATCTAGTATACGGCGCACAGAACAGGCTTATGAGCCACCTTATAAAGAGAGGAATCCTCATCCCTGAGTCTGTTCAAGCCGGCTCCTTTTATGGTGCATTAGAGGCATCGATTCAAGAATCATCTAATCCGAATGTAAGCGGCCCCAAGTTGGCGTTAATTAATATTTCTCAATTTATTGAAGAAGAGCGCCCATACTTTGAAAATATGGAAGCCATTATATCCATGGAAGATGGCGAACTGGTACATCCCGATAAGACAGACTCGACAGAGCTGGGAGAAGTCCCACAGTCTACCGATCAAGGATCGATATCCAACAGGTATATCAGAGATCCCTATGCTCTAGACTACATGTACACATTTTAAAAGAGGAAACATGGAATTATTAACGTTTATACTTGCCGCCTACGGGTTGACGCAGGTACTGGTGTATGGAAAGGTATTCGACGGCATACGACCAACCAAAGGCAGATTGGGGCAACTATTTAAATGCCCAATGTGCATAGGTTTTCATGTAGGCTGGTTTTTAATGCTACTTTCTCCATTCACCGAACTATTTAATTTTGACGTTTCTGTAGTCAGCCCCTTTTTATTAGGTTGGTTGTCGTCAGGAACATCATATATTTTAAACATGGTTTTTGGAGATGAAGGAATAAAGTATGAACACAAATATTTGGATAAGTAAGTGGATGCTCCAGCCAGTCAGACATTGCTGCAAAGGGAGTTAGCTAAATGAAAATGAAATTAACAGAATCAGATATCAAAGAGATCATCGATGAAGAAATTCAGGCGATGATTGATTCAGGCGAGATCGATGAGGGCATCCTTGATCGTCTCAAGGCACGTGCGTCTGGTGTCGGAACGAAGCTTAAGGGCGCCGGCAGAGGAATGGTACAAAAGGGTCTCGGCGCCGTTGCCGGCGTAGCCGGCGAGGATGAGATGGCTCAGAAGATGAAAGACAAAGCAGCTGCAACAAAAGCCGGCACGGCAGACAAAGCACTAGCTAAGAAAACGCTATCAATTTTGAATAGCCACTTGAAGGCGATGGAAAAGGATATTGAAAAGTTGGGTATCGATCCAAACACTCCAGGAGTAAAGGGTGCGATATCTATGTTGAAGCGAGCCCTTGCTGGCTCCATATCTAGTCGCGCTGGAGCATAGAATGGCTAAGAAGTTATTAAGAGAATATTATGCTTTATGTGAGGGGGGAGTTTGTCAAGATCTCCTCACTGAAGAAGAAAAGCGCTATGTCGCCGAAGGCGGACTGGTACTTTCTGGCATAATGCAGATGACTGAGACTAAAAACGGCAATGGACGCGTCTATATGCACGAAACAATGGTTCGCGAAGTCGAGATCTACCAAAAACTCGTCAAAGAGAATCGCGCGCTTGGAGAACTCGATCATCCAGACGATTCTGTTATTAACTTAAGAAACTGCTCTCACATGGTAACTGCCATATGGATGGAAGGTAAAAATGTTATGGGCAAAATCAAAGTCTTGAACACCCCCTCCGGCAAAATCCTTCAGGCGTTAGTGGAAGGCGGCGCAACATGCGGTGTGTCTTCTCGCGGCATGGGTTCTGTTCGCGAAGAGCAGGGCAAAACAATTGTTGAAGACGATTTTCAATTGATTTGCTTCGATATGGTTTCAGAGCCGTCGACACCCGGTGCTTTTATGATGAAAGAGGCAAAGACACTAAGCGAAGGCGCTGTATTCACACGCGCAGATCGCATTAACAGGTTATTAAATGAGGTTTTAGATGAAGAAGGATGATTTAAAAAGAATTATCAAACCGCTGGTGAAAGAGTGTATCAATGAGGTTTTGTTAGAAGAGGGTGTACTGTCGAATATAGTTTCGGAAGTTGCTCTTGGTATGGGCGCCTCTCAACAGGTGATGGTAGAGTCTGCACCCCGGACAACACCACAAGCCCAAGTCTCGACGCCGGCACAAAACAATGCTGCAGCAACTCAGAGAAGAAAAAAATTAATGGATGCAATCGGCAATGATGCATACAACGGTGTTGATTTATTCGAAAATACAAAACCACTGAGCGGCTACGAAGCAGCTGAAGCTAAGCCAGGCACAATCGACTTGGGAGATCCAAGAGATGCTGGGGTTGATATCAGTTCGATCATGGGCGGTGCTTCTCGCTTGTGGGAGGCTTTGAAATAGGTATGCCAAGAAAGACAGCAAATGTTTTAGTAACCTCAAGAGAATGCCGCGGCAATCATGAGCGCATGATTCGTCGGTTTATTAAGAAGACGAAAAAAGAAAGAATAGTAGAAGAAGCCAAGGATAGAAGGTATTATAAAAAGCCGTCTGTTCGCAAAAGAGAAGAACAAGCAAAGGCAGAGCGCCGCCGACGACGCGACGAATTAAAAAAACAAAGAGCAGAAGAAGCCAAGGATAGAAGGTATTATAAAAAGCCGTCTGTTCGCAAAAGAGAAGAACAAGCAAAGGCAGAGCGCCGCCGACGACGCGACGAATTAAAAAAACAAAGAGCAGAAGAAAGGCGCAATAGAAAAAATAGGTGACTATTTATCTTGAACAACAAAATTTACGGAGATTTTTAAATGGCAGATACAAACTTTACACCCTCATGGGCAACCCCGGTAGGGATGAACCATGTTCCCGCTTATCAAGTAAGCGGCATTCCATGGGCAACGGGCTCGATAGACTGCAGTTCCGGGATTACCAAAATTACATTTCCATACGTCACGCGCTGGATTGCAATCAACAATCATTCAGTGAATGATAACTTAAAAGTAGCATTCTCAACGAGAGGCATGGGCATGAATAAGTTTTTTGAAGTGGGTAAACAGCACGCAAATGCCGGCACGCCCGGATCACAAGTTTTCGAATTGAAGGTATCAGAGATCTTCTTAAGTGGCTCTAGTAAGGTTGATGTAATTGCCGGCTTAACTTCAATCAAACCCGAAAAGATTGCAACGTCAGACGGTCCAAGTTTCTCAGGCTCAGCCGGGGTTGGATAATAGATGGCGAAGTTTGGCTGGGCATATGTAAGCTGCACCGGTTCCGATGACGGAGGCGCATTTGGACCGACTGGATCGGTTCAGTTTTTAACGGGTGCTGGAAATACTTCCGGCACTTTGAATTTTATGTATCATACCGCTGCGTATGGTTCATATGCAGCCAATAGCCTTGTCTTAACTGGCACACTGGTAGTGAGTGGGACAATCTCCGCAAGTCACTACCATATCGACAATGTAACTGTAATTGATTCAACTGGCTCTACTTTCTTTGGTAATTCGAATGATGATAGGCACATTCGTACCGGTAGTATGGAAGTATCAAAGGTTGCAGGAAATGTAATACTCCGAGTTGATAATACATCTGAAACAGTCAGCGTAAGAGGTTTCCGTGGGATGTATACCGGAATCGGCGCTGCAAAGGCAACTGCCAGTGTCCCAAGTTATATCTTGGGAGTCACTCTTAATAACAATGTGGAAATTAATATTCCCGCTGCAGCCACTCACGGCGCAGGGACAGTTTTAATTATTAAAGACGAAGTTGTCGGCAGAGGTGGAACGAACATACGCCTCACCTGTTCATCGGGCTACAACATAGACAATAGCAGCTTTTATATACTAACAGGCTCTAATCCTGCTATTAGTTTATATTCAAACGGAAGCAATTGGTTTGTCTTCTAATTAGTTTAGGAGACTGCTGAAATGGCTTATAACGCGATATCGGGAACCTTAATTGCTGCACAAAATTATGTGCCGGCTAGTGGTTCGATTGTTGCCAACGTTGTTTCTGGAAACTTGAGCACATCTGATGGCGCTAGTATAATCAATGTACCGCGCGTCTCTAACGCCACCAACAACTCTATATTAACTAATGTTGGCGGAGATGCAAACACTCTCACTTGCGAAAGCAATTTAACTTTCGATGGCTCAACCCTAAATATTACCGGGCACTTAACAGCTAGTATAGGGTTATCCGCATCTTTTTTATATGGCGATGGTAGGTATCTTACAAATGTAACTGGATCTGGCGGAAACGCTTCGGGACAAGGACCGTCCGGCTCGGTACAGTTCCACACTTCAAACGGAACCATAAGCGGATCCGCTGATCTGGTATTTCGTAATGATGTCCTTAGAGTCGGCGGGGGTATAAAATTAGAACGAAGGGCTATTAACGATGATTACACAATTACCACTCTAGATTATTTTGTTGGCACCGACACCAACCCAGGTGCAGTACAGCTCACGCTACCCTCTGCGGCAAGTGTTATGAGCGGGCAAACGTTCGTCGTAAAAGATGAAGGGGGAGCCGCCGCCTCTAATCATATAACGATCGCCGCCTCTGGAGGCGACACAATCGACGGTGCAAATTCGGTTGTTTTGAAGTCTCCCTATGCATCAGTTCAGCTTTATTGCAACGGTGCAAATAAATAACACATTTACTAATATAACTCTCTGGTTCGACACACTACTTAAAGACGAGCATAGTCGCATGACTTAGCTCAAATTTGGGTAAGTTTGTCTTATCCATCTTAACCATACAAAAACTATTAATATGGAGGGTTTTTAAACATGGCTTATAAATTTCAATTAGGGGAAGCTGTAATGAGCGGCTCCCTGGTAAGATCTGGCAGTCTCACAATTAAGACTGACGCGGGTGTTACCAAATTCAGTGTTGACAAGGACACTGGCAACGCAACCAGCTTAGGTGCTATCACCGCTGGTACTTCTTTCATCATCGGTTCTGCTGATCTCAACGAAGCTGACATGGAGAAGATTGACGGTATCACTAACGGTACCGCTGCTGCCAACAAGGCTCTTGTTGTTGACGCAAACAAGGATATCGGAACTATCCGTAACCTTACTATCGATGGTGCCTTCACCGACGGTAACTACACCTTTGACACTAGCGGAAACGTTACTGGCTTAGGTTCCGTTGCTTGTGGTGCTGTCACTTCTACCGGACAAGTATTGGGAACTACACTTAGTGGTTCTACTGCTGTTCGTGCTGGTGGAGCAGACTTATGGGGATTCAGTGCCAATGGTACCTCTAAGTTCCACTCTCTCGCTGTAGGTGCCTACGGTATCAGCAACAGTGGTGCATTGACAGCTTCCGTAGCAAGTGTGTCGGGATTATCATCTCTTCAGGCGGTTACGGCTTCCAGTACTCTGGGTGTCGAAGGTGCGACTAGTCTCAAGGGAACTGTTAAGTTGGCTGGTGTTGCTGACGCAACTATCGCCGTCGCTAACGATTCGCTTTACTTCCTTGATTCCGATGGTCTCATGAAGCGCGATTCTTTCGCTGACGTTATGGCTGCTGCAGTTGCTTCCGAGCCTGGTCTTGCTTCAACTGGTGGTAAGCTTCTCTTCGATCCAGACAGCTGCGCTGCTGTGACTCCTGCAACTGGTGACGCATTAGTCTTCGCTGATTCTACCGATTCCAACATTCCTAAGAAAGCAACTTTTGATGCTTTTGCTGGCGTTCTCGCTGGTGGAACTGGTATCGCTGCTTCTGGCGTAGCATTGTCTCTCGATCTTAACGAGTTGTCTGCCGCTGCCGTTAACGTTGCTAACGATAGCATTGCTATTGTTGACGCTGACGACTCCAATGCTTCCAAAAAGGAAAGCATTGCAGATCTTGCTACTGCGATGGCTGGTACTGGTGTTACTGCTACTAACGGTGTGTTCTCTGTAGATACCACTGGTGGTGACAGTGTATCTGCCGCTGCAATTGCAGATGGCGGTACGGCTGCAGCCGGTCTTAACTTCTTCGCGGATCTTACAGATAACGCTGCTATTAATCTGCCTGCTTCTCCAGCCGCTGGTGATGTCGTCATCATCAAGGCTAAGGGTATTGCAGCCAGCAAGGCAATCACTATCAACAGACAAGGTTCACATGTGATCGATGGTGCAACATCTCTTACACTTTACTCCGCTAACGGCGCTGTATCGTTAATTTATGCTGCTGCCAACGACTGGCGAATCGTCTAATCAACACTTCCGATATTTTATATTGGATCCTTTTGGATGCCCTCCCTGTGGGGGCATCCTTTTTTTATGTGCTTAATAAAGGAAAATTATCTATTTATTGGTGATGAGGATAAAAAATGGCATATAACGTTTTAAAAGGCAAAGTAGACGGCTCAGTAGATCAGCACGCAAACCAAGAGATCGGAGGAGTTAAAGTATTCAAGAATACGATTAGCGCCAGCGTCTTCTATGACACAGACGCACAAAGTCCATGCGCCACAATTAAGGACATTGCAGTCCAAAAAGTGAAAAGCCAATCAATTGGTGGAGTAATGGTGTGGGATGGCAATGGCGAAGCAGCCACAAATCGAAAGTTAAGATTTAACGGAGACACGCTGACTACCTATAACTTAGTAGCTAAAACCATAAAAGGCTCAGCCGTAGGTTTGACGAACATTCCCTCCAACCAGTTTGACGCAGAGATTAGCGCTAAATTATTAAACCATGGCTCTGGCTTACACAACGTCCGCGGCACACTACAAGTAAAAGCATCGCGCGGTATTCAAGTTGAAGACGGATCTCTATCTCTATTGTTACATGCAAAGAGCGGCTTGGCACTAAAGGGTGACAAGCTCTGTATAGATCCTGCGCTTGTGCCCGCAATTAATGCGGGCGGACAGAACTTAAGCGATCAGGACGTATTAATGGTGGGAGATATATCTCGCGGTAAGACAACCAACACCACGCTTCAAAATCTTTACGACAACTACATTAGTCTCAAGGTACCGCACGCTGCCGGCGCCAAGCAGCAGATCCAATTCAGGGGAGCCTCCGGCTTTGCTGCGTCTGCCGGCTTAACGTTTGACGATAAACGCAACACAATGGAGGTAGCCGGTAAGATAAAGGCTCATGAAATCTCGACTGCCCTAGCATTGCGATGTAACGGCGCAGTCTACACGAATATAACAAAGACGAGTGACAAGAATTATACAGTTGAGTCCGAAGACTATACAATTGTTTGCGATACATCTAAAAATTCAGTCAACTTGGAATTACCAACTCCCTGTAACAATAACGGCAGACTTTTAGTAATTAAAAAGATTGACGCTAACAAGCACAAGATAACCTCCAACTGCCTTAAGGTAACTTGCGAGGACGGAAGAATAGATATCAGTAACGAGATGGTTCTCAAAATGAACTATACAACGCGAACATTACAATGTGATGGCGAAAACTGGTGGATTATTGGCAGCAAGGGCACTTGAATTCTATTTAATACAAACGGAGAAATAGCAAATGGCATATAATAGCACAACCGGCAGTCAGATGTCGGGTGACATAAGATACGAGAACGATCCAGAAGACACTCAGATAGATTTTGAGAACGATTCTATCACATTCAAGGCTGGCAACTCTAACAATTTAGTAGTAGCCAAAACCTCAATCACAGCCTCAGTGTTGCTGTCTTCATCGATGCCAATTTCTGCGTCGGCGTTTTATGGCGACGGAGCTGCTCTCACTGGAGTGGGAGCTGGAACAATGAGTAGTTTTAATTTAGCCGGCGATGGCGGAGCTGCTCAAACAATTTCAAATGCTAACACGCTGACAGTTGCTGGTGGCACGGGGCTCAGCAGTACTGCCGCGGCAACCGACACCGTGACGGTTAATCTAGACAACACAAGTGTTAGTGCGGGTTCTTATACCTATTCTGCCATAACCGTAGATGCGCAAGGACGTTTAACCGCTGCAAGTAATGGTGCAGCGCCAGTGATCACAACCTATAACAATTCTACAGACAATAGAGTTATCACCTCGGTTGACTCAACAACAGTCCAAGGAGAGGCAAATCTCACTTTCGATGGCACAACGCTAGCAGTTGCCGGCGCCAGCAGTAGATTTCTGGTAACAGGTTCTGCCGAAATAATGAGAGGCTTGAGCGTGGGCATGAATACCCCCTCGGCTACCGGCGCCGGCGACGGCATCTACACTACAGACATTTCAGGCTCCGGCAAGGCTACCTTCAGGGGTTTTGAATTATACGGCGCCGGCGTTCAACATGCATACATCACAGGATCGGGACAGATTTATGCCGCCAACTCGATCACCAGCTCTGTAATAATAGCGACTGGATCTACGGCGCAAGTTGCTGTAGGTAAGAAGTCTCCAGTCAATACCAATATGTTATATGTAAATACACACGGGAATGATAATAGGGTACCGTTGCTCATCGTCGACACAGCCGAAAAAATACTTTTAGCAGTTACCGGCTCCGGCAAAGTAGTTATCGGCGGTACCGGTGCCCCTTATGTTGATGGACTGTTGAACATAACAGGCTCAGAGAGTGAAAAATTAATAACCATCAAGAGTGACACTAAAAATCCTGTTTTTTACGTAAAAGGCGACGGAGATACTTTTGTTTCCGGAGCACTTATGTTACAGAATACACACCCAACGATGTATTTTAGCAATAGTGCTGGTACCGGCTTGGGAGAAATTGGATTTAACTCGTCGGATAACATCTTAGTTCAAAACAAGACAGCCAATAAACATATTGTGTTCAAAACTAGCGATGCCGGCGTCTTGAAGGAAGGCTTTCGTATCGACGGTGCTGTGCCAGAGGTAGTTGTCAACCAAGGCTCTGACTCGCTTGTCGATTTCCGAGTCGAATCCAATGGTAATACCCATATGCTCTTTGTTGACGGTAGTGGGGATAAAGTTGGAATTGACACCAGTACCCCAGAGGTAAAGCTTGATATCAACGACAATGCAATACGTATTAGGAACAGTAGTACCCCCTCTAGTGCCGGCGATTTTGGAGTCACTGGCGAGATTAGATGGGATGCAAATTATATTTATGTGTGTATAGCAACTGACACCTGGAAGAGAGTAGCTATCGCCACTTGGTAGACATGTTGTAAAAAAATGGGTTTTCATGCATTGCAATACTATTTATTTTTGAAATATGTTGTGATTCAGAAATA